TGCCAATGATAAACTATTATCTTGAACTTTCTGTAAATCTTCGAGTCGCTTAAGTTCTTTTTCTTTATCAGCTTCTCGAAGCTCATCAAGCATCTTATAATAAGTTTCGTCATATTGTCCACGAGTTTTATAATAATTCTCAATATCAGCAAGAATTTGTTCACGAGTTGCTTTACCATTTTTATATTCTTTTAAATTATATTCAACAGAAGTCTTATATGTTTCAGCAATTAAATCTTGCTTCTCTTTAGCATTGAGATATTCATTATTTTGAATGCTATTTACAAGATTACCAACGTTCTCACCATGTCCAATAGTGCCAATGCGTCTATTGAATTCAGAAGTATAGAATTTATTACCAGCATCATGAACTAATTCACTCTTTTCATCATCACTCAGATTATCATTCGCATTAACTGCACTAATAAAATTAGCTAAATCTTGTTGATTAAGAATGTTCTCGGCTTGTTCTTGGAACGCTTTTATATCACGTTCATTTTCGTAATCTTCTCGTGATTCAGTATAATCATCAGATTGGTCATCAGATAAATATGCTTGATATTTATTGTATAACTTTTTGTATTCTGACTGATATTTAGCATCAGTCCAATGGTTAACTTTAGCTTTATGTTTAAGTTTTTCTACTTCTTTATCAAAAGCATCACGTTTCTTTTGACGTTGCTTTTCAAGCTTTTGCAAATTCTTTTTAGCTTTTTTCTTAGCAGATTTACTTTTAGCTTTCTTTACTTTATTAGAAGCCTTTTGAACATTAGCATTAGTAGCCGCAGTTGTTTTCTTTTTCTTTTTACCTTTTTTAAACCTAGGTATTTCACTAACAGTACCACTAAAAGTTTGTTTACCATTAAGCAATCTTTTAGTTTCAGCCGCAGTATATACTATATCAGACGATTTAAGATTACGTAATTCCCAGCCTTGAGTACCAGCAAGATAAGCACCATCCTCGCTAACAACAAGCTCAGGTTTAGGATTGCTTCGTGAACCTTCATCACCAAGCCAAGCTATACCACCATCTTCGCCCTTCTTTTTACCTTTGGCACGTAAAGTTGTACCACGTTTTTCATTAACAGTAACCGTTGTACTTCTTGGACGAGTCAAGCTATCAAGTAAAGATTTAACAGCACTAGCACCTTTTTCAATAACGCTAATAGTTGTTTTTCTATCTTTAGAAGCATCATCTATAGCTTTACCAGTTTTACCTGCTGTGTTATTATCCGTAACAGTAATCGGAGCAATACCAGGAGCCATGGCGTTTTGTTTATTAGCCATAAACTCCGCTAAACCTTCTTGAGCTATTTTTATTTTAGCTTCATCAGGTTCGGTTACTTCAGCCTTTTCTGCTTCTACTTCTTCGACATTTTCAGCTTTAAAATTAACAATAGCATCAATATCTTCTTCAGTAAGTTCAGATTTCTTTTTAGTGACTTCATTAAAACTACCATCATCAGATTTCATTCTAAAGGTAATCTCTTCATCATCACCCATAGACTCAATCTTCTCTTTAATTTGAGCAGTTAATTCATCTGCACTTTGCAATGAAGATATATCTATATTCCAAGAATCAAACTGCGCCGAACCAAATGTTTCTATTGCTTGACCAACGGCATCCCTTACGCTTTCAACATCGCTTAAGGCTTGTAAATATGCGCTATGTGTATTATCATACCAAGCTTTACCATCAGCACTTAATTTAGAATAATCAACATTAGCAAGAGCTTCATGTTCTTCAATTAATTTATCTAAAGCATTATATTCATTGTCGAATACTTTATCAAGCTCTTTATTATATTTTTCTAATTGCTTCGTTTGTTCTTCGGTTAAAGGATGTTTTCTCGATTCTTCTTCAAGATGATTGATTTTCTTTTGTAATTCAAATCGCTTTTCAGCGGCTTTTATATATTTATCACCAGTTAAATCTTCACGTTCAGTGACATCCTCACCTTGTACTTTATGAGTTTTACCATGTATTTTTTCTTTAGCGTCTTTATCAAAAGCGGCAGTAAGTTGCTTTTGTTTAAGAGCTTCTTGTTGTTGCAAAACTTGCAACTGCATTTTTAAAATACTTAAACGTGATTCTTCTTCTGCTGTAAGGTCGCCCTCTTTGCTTTCTAATGCTTCAATTTCAGATTGAAGACCAGCAATCTCATCACCTAATTTTTTATATTCTTCAGTTTTACCCTTAAAAGAATTTTTATATTGATGATTAGCATATATAAATGCTCCACCTAAAGCTATTAATGCAGGAACTAATGGTAACAAAGCACTACCTAACGAACCCAATGAACCTACAAGACCACTAAGACCTTTAGCACCACTAGCCGCAGTTGCTATTCCCTCAACAGCTTCTGCTGTTTCTGTTGCCGCTTTAGTAATTCCCAAGAATCCTTCAGCCATAGACCAAAGTTTCTTTGCGCCAAGTATTGTAGCAAGTACACCAGCTATACCAACTATTGCTCCAAGTTTCCCTGGTAATTGGTCTAACGCTAAAATTATCTTATCAATAATATTGATAATATCAGTACCAATATCTATAATACCTTTAATTGTACTACTATCTATTAAATGATATGATAATTTTTCCCAAGCTGAATTAAACGATTGCAAATGTCCTTCAATAGAATCAAGATATTTTGCATTCTCTCTTAAAGAAGAACCTTGAGAATTGGTAGCTTTGTTAGTAGCTTCAACAGCACTGCCCCAGTTTTTCATTACATTGGCAAATACTTCAAATTGAGTTTTACCAGCCAACGTAGTAGCTATAGCAGTTTGTTCGGTTTCATTTAAATTATCCCAAACTTTACCAAGGTCATTCATGATGTCATACGTAGAACGCATTTCACCATTAGAATTTTGAAGTGCTATATCAACTTTACCATTAGCGGCTTCAAATCTTTCATTCTCTTGAGCAAGTTTAGAAATATTAATAGCAATACTTCTAAGACCACGACCTACTTTTGCAGGCTGTCCAACCATAATTTCTGTACCAGCAGTTACCATACCAATAGTTTGTTCAAAACTATTACCTGCTACAGACATAGCCGAACCAGCTTTAGTCAAAGCATTTTGTAAATCATTTGTGCCAACAGCAAAATTATTTGCAACTTCATTTGTTGCATCAATAACATGTTGAGCCTTTTCAAAATCTCCTGTAAACTTCTGTAACGTAGAAGTATCACCGAATGCTTTTAATTGAGAGTTAATAAATTTAGCCGCAGTTGCCGCATCAATTTCAGTATCTGCGATATTTTGGAATCTACTTGCAAGTTCAGATAATTGTAAAGCTGTTGTAGTATCTTTACCCATCTTAGCGAATTCAGTAGATGCCTGAACGATTTCTGTACCTGTCTTTGCAACTTTACTACCAACTTGATAAGCTTGGTCAGTAAATTTTTCTAAAGACCTTCCAGATAAATCGGTTACTTTTCTTAATTCTGTTTGAGCCGCATCTAACTCTCGTACATTATTTACCATATCTTTTATGGCATTTTGTGTACCGTAGATTAAAAAGTTAGCTATCGAATATTTTGCCCTTTCTTTAATAGCTCGTCCAAAACCACTCATAAAAGAATTACCAGCAGTTTGACCAGCACCAGAAAGTTTTAATTGCTTAGTTTGATTTAATTGCTGATTGAGTTTGGCAGTATCGAGTATCGGCTCTATTTTTATTTTATAATTACCTGCCATACAAACCTCACCTTTCTTATATCATATTAACTATGTATAACAGTATGAGCAATCAAGATAGCATCAGATATATCATCATCATTGTCTTTTGAAGCCTTAGACTTCCAAACCAAATTTAAATCATAAAGGTCATTAGCCAAATTAACACTACGTTCTTTAAGAATACTTCTTTTATCTTTAGTGCCTTTTGGTATATCCTTTAATAAACCTAATTCTTTACGCCACGTATTTACATTAACGGGCGTAAATTTAATATGTAACGCAGATGCAACACCTAAAATTGCTCCATGTAAAGAAAATAATTGTTCTAATGTATTTACATTAGCTATTGTTTTTACAGGAAGCTCTACACATAATTCTTTAACATGATGTTCTCGAATTAAGGAAGCAACTTCCTTCATCATATAAACAACTCTTTCTCTCCATTCTAAATCTTTGTCGGCTGTAATTTTGCCATAACATAATAATTCATTATCATCAAATACACACCAACCAGAACATTTAGTTGACCCATCTAATCCCATTCGTATCATTTTATTCCTCTTTATATTACATCACCGTAAGCCCAGCCGCAGTTAATCCAGCAGTTATCCAAGCTCTTTGATTAGATTTAAATTGCGGTATTACACCATAATCCCAAAACCCTGTAGGAATTCTCGTAGGGTTATCTGGTCCCAGAAGCATACCACCAAGACCTCTATCAATAAGCGTAGCCATATCTTCAATACTTTCTTGATATCCCACGGCTTGATACGTTTCGCCTTCAACATCACTAAACCTTACGATTTCTAATGGTGTCATATGTTGTCCACGTATAGAATCAGTATGTGCTAATTTACCACTATCATAATAAGTTTCCATAGTACCCAAATTAAATCCACCACCAACAGATGTTTTTGTTGACCATGCTCTAGACAAACTACCACCTTGCCCTGCTACATATATGCTACCACGATGAGTATGCATATCAATAACTTGTTCAATCTTAGGTTCAAGATATTGTTCACCCATAATTTGCAAACCCTTCATAACTGGTTCAGCAAGCATTATAGCAAGTTCTGCATCATTACAAGCTTCATGAATGCCCATTATTTTTCTCCAATTTTATCAGAAACACTTTTTATTAATTTATTAATTTGTTCCATATCAATTTGACTAAAATCAAATTTAGTAACATCAACACTTTCAACTACATGAGTTAACGAATCAATAAAATGAATTAACGATTTTTCCCAACTAAGCACATCATTTACTTCTCTATAAATAGTTTCAATATTAGTTCTAAGTATTGGGCAAGCATCTAATAAATCATACCAAAATCCTGAATAAAGAATATCTTCATATGTATAATGTATTTCTTCTTCACCATTATAAATATCTGTACAAGCAACAAGGACATCAGCAATTAACTTTAAATCACGTTCAAGACCATTACTGCAAGCAATAAGGTCATTAACAATTTCAGCTATTGTATCAATAGTAAGATACGGAACAACGTCAATATCCCACTTATCAAGATGTATTTTTTTATCATATGTTAATTCTAACATAATATATCTCCTTTTAATTCCTTATGTGGGTGAGAATAATCCCACCCACATTACATTCATTATGCTTCAGCAACAGTAATTGTTACAGTATAAGTTTTCTTTGTTGTGCCATCTTCAGCAGTTACAACGTAACTAACTGGGTCAGTGAAGTCTGTTTCAGCACCACTTGCTGGTGAAACAGTAGCATCCTTACTAATAGTAATAGTTGGTTTTAATTTAGTTACGTCTGTACCATTCGGCACTTCAGCAGTAATAGTTGTACCACTAATTGTAGCTTCAACATCTGCAACTACAAACTTAGTAATATCTGCATCACTATCAAGTTTATCAAATGTAAGTTCACCATTTACCACATCAAAATGAGCCGCATCAAGCATCAGTCCACCACAATCAGCAACCATAACTACAGATACACTTGTTGCATTTTTATCAGTAATAACATTGTCAACCTTTTTAAAATATGTAGCATCAAATAAAATACCGCCACAATTTGCAACAACACTAGATGTTGGACTACCACCCGAAACAGTAACAATTCCATTTACCATCTTTAAAGTAGACCCATCAAGAACAAGTCCACCACATTTTGCAATTGCCATATTTCATCTCTCCTTTCAGAGAATTATAAATCAAATTGTAATCTAATACATTCTTTTATATTATTTATATCATCTTTATTAACTCGCCCTAAAAAACGGACAACATTTTCAATAGAACATATATTTAATTGCTCCGCTAAAACCACACTATCTTCTTTAAGAAAACTATAATTTTGTTTCCTTAAAATATAATGTGTAGGCAAGTTATTTTTATGTTGCGTTGTCAATGGTACAAATTGTACATTGTTTGACCATGTATTATTAATATCATTTGAAACACATATACAAGGACGAATGCCGCTTTGTATATTATTATCATTGTTTTCGCCAAGGTCAATTAAATATACACTCCATTGAAAACAAACTCTTCCGTTCTTATCCATCTGTTCTAAGTTTACATTGACTTGCTTGCGTAGAAAAAACTACACATTTTTTATGTACACAATATCTTTGGAACATACATGACATTCCACTTTTTTTACAGTGAATCCATGTACGCTGTCCTTGCTTTTGCATTTCGCCATAAGGACAATTAATATTCATCGTTTTGCTCCAATAAAAAATAAGGGGAGAACTAATTTAATTCTCCCCTCTTATATATTCTATTTTAATTACGAAGCCGTAACAGTTACATCAATCACAAGCTTAACTGATGGTTTCGGATTAGTTGAACCACTGCATTCAACAGTAATAGTACCTGAACCAGCAGTATCTGCCGCTGTCAGCACACCATCAGAAACCGTACCAGCACCAGAAGTGGCTGTAAACTTTAAATTAGAACTCTTAATAAGTTTGGCAGAACCATTAGAATAAATTCCGTAAATATTCAGTTTCTTTGTTGTATCTTTAACAATAGAAATACTGTCAGAACCTTCAAGCGCAAATGCTACAAGGTTATCATACCAATTAGCACTTGTCTCAAATTCTTTAACTACGGCATAATATCCACCGCCCTCACAGCTTTCTTCCATTGTCACCAGAGCTTGACCACTAAACGGAATCTGAGCCGCTCCGCTTGAACTGAGTGAAATATCCATAGAACCTTCAAGTTGGAATCTCGGCACATCAACCTCAATATGTCCAATAATTGAAGATGTAGAAACATCGTTACCCTTTGAAGCCTTATATAAATCTCCCTTAAGGACAACACTAACTTCATCTGGAACGAAGTCTGCACTAATTACAACTTCATCACAAGGAGCTTCGCTCATATACTTAACACAATAAGTATCGCCATCTATAATAGCTGAACCGTCAGCAAGAGTAACACCAGTAGCACTTGAACCACTAAATGTGAATGTACTCCATTCGTCACTACCTGGCTTTGCAATCCAACCAATAGTTCCAAGTGAAAGGAAATCGTAAGGAGTACCACTGACAGTTAAAGCACCAGAGCCTGTAGCTGTAATCTGTTCCTCGGTCAGCATACCACTTGTGCCAGATACTACTTGCGAACCTACGTTATGCGCAATATAACCAAGTTCAAACAAAGCATCTTGAAGAGTCAGTCCGAAGCTAGAATCATGGAAATATCTACCAATCAGCTTATTCCCTTTACCACCACGAACTTCTTCAGCAGTAATACCAATAGAGATACTTGAATCAGTCAGAGCCTTTGATGTAAACAGAAGTTGGTCGCCTGCATACACATAAGCGTCCATTACATTAGCTAAAAAAGCTTTCATACTAATTATCTCCTTTACTTTTATCTGTACTATACGCTTTGAATCTTATCTACAAATGCATCTGCATCTGAGAAAGCTTCGGCGTATCTGTCTTTTCGAGCTTTATATGCCCAATGTTCAATTGGTGACTTAAATTGTACACCATTAAATTCTGCGGTTTTAGCCGCTATATAATCACTCTCATCAACTAATGTATCAAATAGTTGATAAAAATTTCTTATAGTTAAATCCCCGATTGCTCCTTTTGTCATCCCAGTTTTCAACTGAACACAAGTAATCTTATGTTCAAGAGGTACAATTTTTGCATCTTTATTCTTGAGTCTATAATATTCATTTACAGCCCTTCTTACATCAGGGTCTATATATCTATCAGTATAATCAAGAACATTTTGATACAAAATAATTCTTATAATTTCATCAAAATCTTCAGCCGTAATTTTTATTGCGGTACGTTCATCAAAGATATTTATACCATGAACTTCATCAATTTTTTTACCAATTATTAAGTATTCAGTTGTGTCATCTATATAAATATCAATTTCTTTATTTTTTATAGATAACGCTTTATACAATAACTGGCATAGTGCTTCACGATATTTTTCTTCGGTACATATCGCAAGTAAAATAAAACGTAGCTTAGACATAGAAATAAAAGCTATTTCACCCAAATCATTTTTATCAATTTGAAGAACACCTAATATTTCTTGTACCTCATACATATCACGCAATTTAATTGGTGAGATTAATAAATCTTTATATGGAACAGGTCTATCAAACGGTAAATACTTTTCTAATAGCTCTGCTTCTTCTATACGCAAGATTCATCATCTCCAACATCACTGATATCCACAGCAAGCAGTAGGCTCGTACCAGTAAAGCTTTTATTGTCACCAATATTTAATGCTGACCTTGATGCGCTTATCTTTTCAGTATTAAACTCTAATCGACCAACACCACCAATTTCAACACCGTTTAATGTTGATAATATTTCTGCTTCACAAACGTCACCTCTGTTACATGGAACACCATTATATTCAATTAAAGAAATCTTGCCACCATATAAAATATCAAATTCATATCCAGCAATTGCGTTAACACGACTCCTAGGAATAGTAATGTCTTTATAAATCTTTATCATCGTATCTGATAATGGTATCATGTTTTCTACAAGTGCCGTAAAAAATATACGATAATTTTCTTGGTCACCTTGATGCGACCAAATCAAAGACATCTTTTCTTCAAAAGTTAAATTCTCTTCTGATAAGCAATCGTAAGTGTTATATTTTAATATTTTCCAAATGTTCTCATTATTATATGCCAAGTATTCTATAATACGATATGGAATATATGGCATTGATAAAAAATTATTATACATTCCCATAATATCCACCACCTTAGAATATTGACTTTAAATCGACCATCATGGATTTTGTCACATCTCCACAAGTAAATACTATTTCAAGTGGAATCTGCGTCATCTTTTTACACAGTAACTTAAACTTATTATCTCCTAATGACGTAAATTCATAGCCCCAATCTGGTGCACCAGAAGTTACAGCGGTAACCTCATCTAATTGTTTCTCATTGTCAACATATAAATTAGCTTCAAAATTCATTGTATAATTTTGACGAACATAATCAAATGCTGGCTCAACAACTATACCACTTAATGGCGGCGTAGGTTGAGGTACTTCTTCTTCTGTATTAGTATTATAAGCAATATTATTTACAAAATCATCATATGGAGAAATTTCATCTAACTGTGTCTGTATATATAAAATCGACTGTTTCCCATTTATAGTATCTATCATATAGTTATTTATACCTATAATTTTAAAAGGTCTATCACCAAAAATAAACCTTTTATTTACTTTAAATGGAAGCGTGTCGTCATTTGCTTGCACAATAACTCTTACACGATTGTTCGGCGTAATAACATTATTGTCCACTCTTGGACTTGCCGCAGTTGTATCATATTCCAAAACACATGGATATTCATACACCTTATTATTAAAATCTTTCCATTTTAAAACATTATTACATCTGCGCACTATAATATTTTTTGTAGTTCTATTAAGTTCATCCAAGTTGATAGCAAGCCAATAAGCGTCACTAAATTTATAATAAGCACCCAAATTAACCGTGTAATCAATATCTTGAAAAATGAGTTCTCTGAAATCATCACCTTGCTTCTGTCTTGTAGACTTATCCAAAGCATGAACCATATGTACTTGAATTTCTTTAAACTCAAAGCTTGCAAACGGTGATTCTTCTTCAATAGTATACAACATAGTTGTATTATCCCATTGTGAATCTATTAACGCTTGCATATGTTCTCGGTAATAATCATTCGGTGAAGATGGTAAAAGATTTCTCTTTGCAGTATAGTATACCATAATACCACCCCCAACTATTCACTCAATTTACTTGTATGTCTCATTATAATACGGCGAACTTCATCGTGCTCAATTTTATCACCTACAGCCTTTAATCCTTTTAATGCAATAATAGCATTAGTTAAAGGCTCTGTCTGTTCTTCACCCTGTAATTCTATGATAATCCTTGTAAGATACTTATAGTAATCATCGTAGTTTTCTTCATACATGGGTAAAATCTTAAAAATTTTATTTGCAATTCTTTTATTATTTGCCATCCTTTCGCTCCTTATTAGTTACCGTTAAAGTATGGCAATTCATTCATATGCATAAACTGATAGTTAGTTGCATCTTGCTTTGCTTTACGTCTAAGTTCTTGAAGATATGCTTGTCGTGGTTTTAAATTCTGGCCAGTTGCCAAACGTTTAAAATCAACATCAGACAATGGTTCTTTGAATTCTAAAACATCTTGTATTTGGTCTGTGTACCACATTATCACAGTCCAATCGCTAATAATATCTATTTCTATATCATCTAAATCTTCAACAAATTCACGATTAGTTAAATTATATTCTAACGATTTGATTGAACTAACTTCGAATTTTGGCAAACCTTTTAACATATAGCCTTGCAAAACTTGCTTAAAACTATTTTCATCAGAATCATATAAAGCATCTAATTTATAATCTCGAATTATAATCAATGCCATATCAATAACGGAGTCAAATGAGGTTGCCATATTAACTCTCCTTTGCTCTATTTTGTAACATCTATTTTAGTAGCATCTTCAGCATTCATTAAATCAATGCCACTTAACTCACTAAGTTCACGCAATAAATTATAATCAACATTTTCTGAATTAAACTTAGCTTGCTTAACAAGTTCAATGATTGTTTGTCTTTGCATATCATTTGCTAAATTATAAAGGTCAATAGCCTTATCAGCACTTACAGCAAAAAGTTTCTTAAGCTGTTCTGGAGTAAGAATGTTTTTATAATTATTCTTAAGTCTCAGCTTGTTTACAACACGCTCATCAAGAATATAAAATCTTCCACTCTTAGCCATATCTCTATTAGCTCTTACAATTTCTTTAAGAGATGCATAATCAATGTATTGTTCTTCATACATATTATCAAATGCAAACAGAACACTACCATCACTACCAACAAGATTAAGCTTATTTGGAGTTAAACTAATTACAAGAATTTCTTCATCTGCACCAACATCATTGCTTTCTGTTGTAACAGGTATAGCAACATTGTTTCTTAACATTTCCATAAGCTGTTTAATTTGTTCTTGCTGTTCTTGAACTTGCTTTTCAAGAGACTTAATATCTGCTGTATTATCAACTTTTGCTACCTTTTCTTCTGTAGTAGATGTTGTCTTTTTAGTATTTGCCATAATTATTATCCTTTCATTCCTTTTATATCAATGGGGCAACCATTAAGATTGCCCCATATAACATTCTTTATATTACGAGAACTGAACGCAACCAGCTACAGCATTGGAGAGGAATTCAAATGCCCATCTCTTATTGATTGTAGCATTGCTTGTCAGATTAGCGTTATCGTAGTAATCGTTAGAATTTGTAAGGTCACTACCTTCGAGCACACCCTTAACCAGCTTATCACTCTGCGGAGAAACGATATAAATCTCGTTATCATTCAGAGCCATATCAAATGTTGCAAAGTTACCAGTTGCAACTTGCGGAAGAACCATAATATCATAATCGAAAAAGTTCTTGATAAGATGGATTCCCATGTTGCTACCTTCGGTTGTAATTCTCCAACCATCAGCACCATTCGGAAGGATGTTAGCGATAGCACTAGCCGTACCAATAATCACAGCCTTTGCACCACCGTTATAAGCAGTAACTCTTTCACAAATCTTCAGAAGGTCAGCTTGGCTATAACCAGTAACCTTGAGGTTTGCAGGCATAGTCAGAGCAGTAAGACCTGTTCTGAATGCGCCATAAGCATCTTTTGTCATTTCTGTCTCAATTGAGAGAACAGCCTTTCTTACGAACTCAGCAAGAGACTCATTGCCGCACAGAACCTTGTACATCGAAACCTGAGTTGTGATGACATGGTTTGTAGCAGTCAGAGTCTTAGTTGTCTTGAACTGCTTCTGAACAAAGCTTGTTCTTTGAGCATTAGCACCCTGCGAAACAGTCATAAGACTTCTCGGAGCGATATCGAAAGAAGCGGAATCGCCAAAGCCAATATTCCTAATCTCAGTATAAGTACCGATTGAGTTAATCAGCGTAAGCGGAAGAATCGCATCAATCATAGCTTCGACAACAGCAAATGTAGCCCATGTAACCATAGGGTTCTTAGCCATCATCTTCGCATTGTCAGCAGTGATTTCAGCGCCTGAAAGCTTCTGAACTTCAGACAGAAGCTGTTCGTGCATCTTCTGTTCCTTCTCACTCAGAGCGTGAGAATTATCATATGCACCAATGTTTCTCTTTTGTGTCTCATCCATATAGTGGCAGAAGTAATCTTGGAATAACTCGTATACCAGAGCACTATCTGCTGTCTGAGCCGCAAAATTCACTACATTCATAGGAAGTTTTGCCATTTCTTTAATCTCCTTTATATATTTTTATCAAAACACCAAATTAGTTGTTGGTGCATTCAAGAATCCAAGCGTCAACAGCTTCTCCACCGATTGCACCATTAGCAATTATAATCGGCTCTTTTGCAAAAATCTTGAACTGAAGTCCACCGAAACTTGAAGTCGGACTAGCAACAGCCCTGAAAGAACCATTAGACTGAATCTCTACATAAGTAGCACCAGTCACTGTATCTGGGTCATAATTCTCAGCGAAGAAATCCTTTGTAACCTGAATAAGGTCAACACCTGCAACAGGCTTAAACATATCAAACGGTTTACCTGCAAGGTTTGTGAAGTGTCTTGGGTCGGAATCAAGTCCCTTGAACTCAAGGCTACCATCGACTGTTGTAACAACCTCTGGTGAATAAGCAAGCCATAAATCCTTGGCTACTGCCGCCGCAGGAGTTACACTAAACACATGCTCCTGTCCAGCAACTGTGCTCTTTACGCCACAAACAAGAGCAGTACCATTATCAACATTGGCACTAGCATAGACACCAACTCTGTTCAGAGCGTCTACGTCCATTGCCATAACATGAGTTTGAACAAGTACGTTTGCCATCTTTTTAATCTCCTTTATATACTTTATTTAATTATATTGAATCCCACTTGCTTGTGGACTCTTTTTTAACTGTAGTAGCAATTGCCATAGACCAAATACCAGTAGACATTTCTTTTCTAGCACCCTTATCAAACGCCATAGCTTTTGCTTTATTTTTCCATCCGTCAATTTCAGAAAGACTACAAGCAAGTCCTTCTTCTTTAAGGCTCTCTAAAGTTTCATCGTCAACACATTCTCTAAGTTCTTCTAAAAGTTCTTGCACTGCGAATTCTTTTTCAGCCTTTTCTTTTGCGTCTTTATACTCTCTTAATTCAGCAATCTCTTTGTCTTTTTCCATTATAATATCTTCGAGGTCACTGATTTTCTTATCCTTGTCGGACATCTCTTCATCTTCAGAACACTCAGCCTTATCTTCATCAGAATCATCATCATCCTTAGAATCATCATCATCTTTATCATCGGCTTCATCTTCTTCAGAATTTTCACCCTCATCTTCAGAACACTCAGCACATTCTTCGGACTTTTCACCTTCAGCTTCTTCAGCACATTCTTCTTGCTTTTGTTCGGCACACTCTTCTGTTTTATCTTCAGAGCATTCCTTTTCAGCTTCTTCAGGCTTCTTTTCGTCTTCAGAACATTCGCATTCATCCATAGGCTTGCCGCACTCAGGACATCTTTCGTCTTTTTCTTCGAATTCTTTAGACATACTTTTATCCTCACCTTCTTCTGCCAATTTAAATTTCTTATAAAGTTTTTCTACCTTAGAAACTACATCGGCTTCGTCATGTTGTCTTGCATAAGCCAATGCGCTAGCCAATGCAAATCTATTATAATAGAAAGTTCCATCTTTGAATTCCATAACTGGATATTTTAAATTTTCAGAAGGGGCTTCTTCCCAACCATCCATAACTTTTAAGTAAACCTTCTTAACAAGTTCTGCACGATTAGAAGCTTCCATAACCTTATTACGAAGCTCGGTTTTATCAACCTCACCCCAAGGTGTTTCTTTTAATTCTGTTGTATTAACAGAATATGATTTTGCAAATTTGGTCTTTCTATTTTGTACATAAACATCTAACTCGCTATCTTCTTTTTCAGCAAGTCTTTGCCATACCGATTTATAATAATTATTACAATCGTTCTTTATTGTTGTTTCTGAAAAACGCTTAACATCAATAGTAGAACCAGGAGATGACGGTCTAACAGCCATCCCTAATACTGTAACACCCATAATATTAAAACGTTTTGCAATAGTACCATCATCATTAGGTTCTTCTTCAACTCCCATTTCAACACTTACAGACCTTGTATGATTTGCTTGTGTAAAAATTTTACAAAACTCAGGAGCATATTGTTTAGAAACCACACCATCAACAATACCACGAAGATATCCTTGATTATTTCTAACAAATCTAACTTCTTGTTCTGGGGGAATATAACCTACAATCGCTTCATCAGAAGCATGTCCCGTAGCATCTCCATAGGCAACTTTGGCAACTAAAAACTTACCTAATACTGTAGAAGCGCATTGTCTAAACACCTCTTCAGCAATAGCGATTTTATGACTGTTTGGATTACATCCAAGAAAATCAACTTCTGTAACTAAAAATTCTTCTTCAGAATAATTCTCCATATTGATTCTCATTAATGTGCCATCAGACATATTACAGATTCTTTCCAAACTCACTCACCTCGCTTTCTTTTTCTAAGATGCTATATATCTTAATTTCTTTCTCTATTTCTTTACTTTTACTATAATAAAAAAGACTACCATCTTTATATCTAGGATGATAACCTTGTTTTTGTAAATATAGATTTAGATGAAAATTATCGACACAAATATATTTCGAAGCATCATTAGGTTTATGAAGTATTAACATAAGTTTATTCTCCTAATCCTACAATACCCCAATCATCAATATGAGCATCAAAAGTATCAAAGCTATCAATTTGATGAGCCTTATTATTTAATGTTAATATTTGTCCGATAATCTTGTTATAAGAACGTACTAATTCCATAAGTTCAGCATGAACATTAAGGTCACCACGTTCTAAAGCTCCTTTATTGACCAACTTTATCATATCATAAGTTGCCATACATTCATCTAATAGTCTATCAAACATATCTGCTAATCCGCTATATGTTTCAGTATGAGCTTCTACCTCAGGGCGAACAGAACTTTCATCATAATTATCTTTTATTTCAGACACCATATCAGCCATTAACGGAAATAAGTGTGCAAGTCTATGATGAATAATATCTGAAGCTTGAACCATAGCCCAATCATTTAACATAACAGATACAGCCCTGTCGAATAAACTATTTAAATTAAAAAATTGACCATATAAAGTATCTAAATCTTTACAAGTCTCTTTACTAATATACATAAATTATTCTCCTTATGTACCCGAAGTATCATATTCCCTGCTATCACTAGACACATCCGCTTTACGTGGTCTGCCTGGTCTACCAGTATGAATATAGCTCGTTCCTTCTCTGTTGTAATTTGATGCATTGCCACCTTGCTGTTGTTCATTAGAACCGCCATTTACTGCACCACCAACATTACCCACATTACTTGTAGTAAATATAGATTGTAGTGAAGATAAATTCTGCATCCATGAATCTTCAGCACTTGTTTCCATAAGCATATGACCAAACATAACAGGGTCGTAACCAAATGCACTTGCAAAAGCAGTTTCATTTAATACAATACCTGTTTGAGCAAGTTTCATTATACCTTCTTTGCGCCACTCTCTTTCAAAACCAAAAGTGCTACCATCAAACACAAACTTAAACTTATAATGTTTTGTTAATTGGTTTACATAAAAGTCTAAGAAATTATTAAACTGTGCATAAACCTTTTTCATTACATTATAATCAGCTAAAATAGCATTTCTAATTTCTTCTTGCGACATCTTATCAGACGAATAAAGTATTCTACTTGCACCAGCTCCACTTGCTAAAGTTGTTTTAATTTGTGTTTCAGCCATAGTTGTATTTTCATCTTTAAACTGATACCACTCATTTTCTTCAGCAGGCATTGCACCTACAACAATATGTTTGCCAATTGCTTGTTTGACAATTTGTAATAATGTTCCAAGTCTAACTGGGTCAAACGCTGTTGCATTCGGTTCATTAGATTTCAACATTTTAATTTCACCAATAAGATATGCATATGCTCCTAAAGCATCTTTATCGTATTGAAGCTTTCTTGTAGGAATGTTCATAATAGCATCCCTCATTACAGAAGAAAGCATTGGTACATCACTAAAAGTAGAATCATCTAACTTGAATACCCATGCACCACTTGGTAACCCATTATGCATATATATTGGACTTGTTTGTGTCCAATATGCAAATGTTCCAGTTCTACGGTCAAATTTATTAGATGGTCTGTAATTTTTAAATGCATTGCCATCATACATAGTTCTCATAAATTCTTTGAAAACTTCATCATACCCATTAATATCTACACCAGGTTGTAAAAAGTAATTCATATTAAAATCATATAAATATCCTTTTTCCCAAGCACCAGTAATTAAACAATATTCTTGTGGCATTAACTGTAACACATATTTTGGGTCAGACAAATCATCATTATTACGCAACCAATAAAACGCAGTTTCACTACGCATCATTTGCCTTACAACTTTTAGGAATTCTTTTTTATAATTAAAATTAACCAAAAAGTCTTCGACCTTTTGCTTATCCTTTTTATATTTAGGAGTCTTATATTCACTCTTATTCTTAACATTAATACAAGTATAAGATAAATCAAATGCTAAAATATTTGAATAATATTCTATCAAACGCTTGAATGTAATTTCTGCTAACTCCATCCATTCTTGATACGCTTGTAAATCTTTTGCTTTGTTCTTAGCATCTTTTAAAGCGTCAACAAGACCCTGATATGTCGGAACTTTAGGATTGTTGTTAAGATTAATTAAATTTTGGTTCAATAAAGAAGGGGTATATATATTACTAACATTCAGTAAAGTATCACTAAATGCAACTGCAACTTCCTTTAGCCATTCTGCTTGTTCTTCAGAAAGCGTTTCATGAAAATCTCGTGCCAACTTTATTGTACCCCCTTTCTTTTAAGCTAACATTATATTCTTCCAAGCGTCTTCATCGAAATCTTCCACTTGGTCTTGTTTTGATAATTTATTTTCAAGCATACTAAAAAACATACTGCCATATGCAAGCGTAACAATACGGTCTTTTGTAAATGACCTTGGCTCTTTAAGCTTAATCTTACCTTCACGAATCTCTTGTCTAAGTAAAATAGCTTCTTGAACAAGTAATTCGGTCTGTACAAACGGCAACTTCTCACGCATACGGTCATGATTTGTCATTGTATGATAATCTTTACGTTTAGCAAGTTCATTATCATACTCAACATCACTAATAAGTAATCTCATCTTATTATCGACCATAGCATTACGCAGTGTGCGCCACATACTATCATTAAAATCAGTTGAACCTTGAACTGGTATAATAACAGCTTTAGCTTGTGGGTCAACTTTACGTGAAGCTATCTCATTTATCTTGGCTTCGCTTAAAAATTGCATGGTCATATCAGACACAACAGTAAATCCACTACTATCCCATTCATCTTTGCCACGAATAGGATGAATATATGGCTTACTTAACTGTGTAAGATACATCTCACCGCCACTACGAGCATCAAGCACTATGTAATCTGCTCTATAATCATAAAATAACTCACGAATTCTACGTTGGGTTAGCTCTGAATTACCACCACTAAGCGTTTCAAGGTAATCAAGGTTACAAACCATCTCACCTTTATCATAAAATCCACTTAAACACTCTATAACAGTGTTATCGTTAGCTTCATATTTATTTGTAGTAGTAGCAAATGCAAAGTCTATACATAAAATACGTGTTTCATTAGATTTCTTTTCCCTATTTTGTAATTTTGTACCAGAAGTAAACTCAACATCAGTTGGTGGTCTAAAAGCTTTATGCAATTTCTGACATTTTCGTAATAATTCGAATGGGAAATAAGCATCTTCGGCTTCACCAATAACTTCATTAAGATATTCTGCCCTCATATCCAATGGATTTGCGGTCTTCTTTATCTTATTCCATTCTCCAAGTGTTTTTACAAAACTTTAAACATGAAAATTATTAAGATATATATTCAAAACTGTGCTGTTTTACAGATTTAGTTCTACCTTTACAGCATCGTATAATAGAATCCATAGAAATATTAAGTTGTTGTGCGGCTTCTTTAACTGTTGGATATATAACATTACCTTCTATCCATCTTACAGCTTTATAATTACCACTTTTAGCAGGTGCTGGCATAATCCATTTGGAATCTTTTTCAAATTTCCAATGATAACCACCCGCAGTTTTTTGTGTACCACGACAACATTCGGCTATAGAGCATTTGTTAATACCAGTTTGCCTAGAAGCTTCTCTAATACTTTCATAAACATCGTTAGTTTCTACACAAACCACCGCTTTGTTACAACGATTTTCTCTAGGTTGCCAATTATCATCTTCTAAGTATCTCCAATGATAACCATGAGCAGTCATCTTATGACCATTTAAACAATCTCTAATACCACTAACAGATTTTCCACCTACTGCTTCAGTAGCAACAACAGCATTTTTATAAACTTCTCCTGTTTCCACACAAACAATAGGAAAACCAGATTCTTTTCTTAATTCAGACAATTTTCTTTTTGTTTCATCAGTATGTTTAAATCCTACAGAACCCTCGCCACCTTCTGTAGCATTATATCCCCAACCATTTTCAAAATAAATACAAGAATTATATTGTTTAATCCAATACATTTCTCTTTCTGCTAATTTTTCAAATGGCAAATCTTTTTCTAAAACAATAATTTCAAAATTATCTAAACCATATTTATTTATTGCACGACCTATTAATCTTTCATCTTCATTACCTTTAATATATTCGGTCATTCTTCTATAAAAATTTTGAGCTTGACCAACATATACTTTATGATTAACAAGATTTCGCCATAAATAAATACAACTAAATGTATCTTCTTTATTAATATCTTTAATTTTCATATAACATCATTACCTTTCTGTAAAAAGTGTAACTATATAAAGCAAAGTAATTTAATTGTTTACAGCCAATTAAAAATGGTTTGCAACCCACTGTCCTTTGCAATACTTTCTTTGTTATAAGGACGCTACTCCTTGTCCCTATTTCTAGGCTATATGTCTCCATATAGTTAAGACCATATCTTCATCCTTAATATAAGGATGCACACCACTTCGGATATCAATCGCTTATATCCTACTCTCTTACGAGATGGTCGTTGAGCTTTCTCCATTTTACAGGAGCTTAGTTGCTGATTGCCCAATCTAACTAATTTTCAAACATTCACGCTTATCATTTCTAATTACGTTGTAGTTTAGTTAGCTCTAAGGGTTTTCCAGCAGTTCAATGTGTGTTTACCTTTATATTACTACAAAGGTGGACTAAAATTAATCCGTATTTTAAGCTAATAAATATATCAGCCGCAAAGAAATTATATGCAACATTACGATTTATAAACGATTCTGTCACTACATTCTTAAACAATCTCCAATACCATTCGGCTTTATAACGTGCTGACGTTATATATATAGAAATTCCTTCTTCATAATAGTCAGAATCTTGCGAATATTCTTCTTTTTGTAAAAATATAGCTTGCCTTGGATGGCTCATTGGTTCAAAAATTGAATCAACATCGCCTTTTTTAAGTAATCTGCATTCTTCATATACTAATACGGTACTTCTGAAACCTCTGGAACTCTCAACAGGAGGTAAAACTTTAATAGAACTTCCATTAAAGAAGTTTACTTCAACCTCATCTTTAGAAGTTTTTATAGTTATTAACCCTTGTTCATACATATATTTCAAAACAGGGGACAATTTCTTAACAAGTTCATTCTTTATTTTACGTTCAACCATTTGTCTACCTTGGTCTAACGTAGACGCAGTAATAATTGCTTCTGTATATGGCTTTAAAAGACATACACAAATACAATACAACGCAACAATAAACGTTTTTGAACTTGCACGACTGCATATACCAAACCAAATTTGACTTATACCCATCATATGGAGCATAATTCTTTGAAATGGTCTGAGTTTTACACGCAATCTATCTTCTGCATATATATCAATATTACGTCTATAAAAAGTTGTCCACTTTTTTGTTTGGGTTTTTCGTTGTTCTTCTGTTAATTTAGGTTTTGTAGACTTCTCAGTTTCACGCTTAAGCTGAATAACTCGATTTAACTCTTTTCTATCATTCGTCATTTAAAACGCCTTGATTATTTTCGACCCATTCTTCCGCATCTTCTTTTTCTATATTATAATCTTTAGAACCAGTAATAAGATTAAGAATAGGTCTTTTGATTTCTCTTATCCAACCAGCATGAATTCCTCTGAAATCTTTATACATTTCCTTATCTTTATAATATTCAGCAGGTTCTTCGTTCTCCATAAGCCAAATATCATATTCAATCATTTTCTCAACATCGGTTTTTTGTCGCTCAACTTCAAATTTATCAAGACCTAAATCTTTCATCATATCTCTTTGACGCTTCATAGCCTTATCAACATCATTACCTTCCCAAATATCTAATTCAGCAAGACAAAGATTTCGATATAATTGTTCTTGAGCAACATCTAATGTTTTATTTTTAACATAAGAAGCCCATCTACTTTCAAGATACTGCAACTGTTTAGTGCTTTTATCTTCTCCCCATATATAATGCAACTCTTTTAATTCTTCTTCAACAGCCTTTTCAGACTTTCTTATGGAAGCAATATCTTTATAATCAACATCTGTGGCATCAAAACCTGTCCAAGCTTCTTTCTCAGCTTTGGTTCTACTAGCGGAAAAACCCATTGTATAATTCCCCCAATAGCTTTTGGTTTTATTGTCCTTTATACGACCCATATATGTTTCATATAATTTTCGCACAAACGGAACACCCATATCAGCACAAGCAAAATATATAGCCGCTTCCATATTACTATACTTTTTTAAATAATCTTGTACTAATTTATTGCCACATTCCTTACAGTATGGTTGTACACCATTAGCATGACGAGGATTAGGAGATTTATAAAAATATTCAATTGGGTACATTCTTCCACATCCTACACAAAAACTTTCTATAGGTTTTATATTCGCACCTCTTGGCATATAACCACTCCTTTAATTCCTTGCAATAAAAAAACTACCTCGTAAGGGTAGCTTTTTAATCTAAAACTATCTCTATCATCATACGGTCAGCACCATACACAATTAAGTTTTGACTCGGCTTTGTTGATTCTCTCATAGTTTCCCATGAATAATCATCTGTGCCACGTAATGAGCCATTAACATTAATATATATATTAGACTCACATTTATCCGACATTGCGTGATAATGTCCTAAATGTATTTCATTTGGTACTTCTTTGTATAATTTAATAAAATTCTCAATAGCATTTACTGGTTTATCATGATGTCCATGCGCTAATCCGATAATTTTATCACCAATATTATATTTAACAATATCCATACCATGTGATGTTATTAACTTAATATCCTTATCTAAAGTTAACTTAAGGAATTCTGGAATTAACATTTCAAAATTTTCCTTTTCACCAGCTTGGTCTTTTTTATTTGGTGTAAGTCTACCATGATTACCTAATGTTGTTACTACTTTTATAGATTGTACATAAGGCTTAAACGAGTTTATCATTTCCGCAAGCATCTTAGATACATCTATAATCTGTTCTACAGTATTTTCTTCCTGCATACACCTATTACCCGTAACAATAATTCCATCAACCATATCACCATTTATCTCAATAACAAGATTAGTAATATGCATTTCGAGACAATATTGTTTAACCTTGTCTGTTAACTGTTGCGCTCTATCTTTAGCAACGTCAATAGAATAATAGTTATTAGGAAGGTCTACTATACTGCCTATATGCCAATCACTTAGACACAATATGGCAGTTTTTTCAACTTTAGGCTTTTGCACATATTTACCAAATGCTTCACCAGTATCTATATCTATATCATTTAATTTAGTCTGTAATACATCTACAAGATTTTCATACCTTGCTTCAATACTAAGATTCTTCTTATACTCTCTACGAGCATCAGATAATTTAACTTTCTCTTTAATAATTTCTTTCTTTAAAGTTTCAAGTCTATCTATTTCTTCAGAAGAACAATATTCGTTTTCAAACTTTTCCATAAAGTATTTACTGACTGCATAGCCCGAATATCTTCCACCATTAAATGATTTTCTTAAAGAATCAGGATGCGTAGACAGTCCAAGCTCGTCCACCATTTCTTCCCAACTTCTTTCATCCGAACCTTCAACCTTATCTATTAAAAGTTGTAGTTCGTCTTCATATGACTTGGGCATAATCATGTTCTCCTTTTTATTTGCATACGAGTATCTTTGACGATGTTCTTTATATTCTCGCCAGTTTCTCGCTTTCTTTCTAACATTCTTCTAATATCTGTTTTATCTTTCTCTATCTCACGCTCTTCCAATTCTTGTTCAAGCTGAGTTAAAGTACCACGCTTTTTATTTCTACGTCCTTCCTTGCTAATAATAGCATCATTTACATAATCTTTAAAATTTTGACTTGCTGTAAACTTAGGAGCGTAATGTGGTGGTATAAAATATTTAGTACCATCAGTACCCTTACGTTCAAATCCACCAGTCTCTAATAAATAAAATTTACCAAGATTTTTCAATCGAACAGAACCATTCAAGCGAACTTCCTCTTGAATAGTCGTTAATAAACCTTCATATATTTCTTCCATATGTGCTTCAACAATTTTATTGCGAAACCCACATCGGTTATACCACATTTGCAAAAACTGTTTATGTTTTAATTCTTTTCCCATTAAAACACCTTACCCAATGTTCGCTCTTTCATTGCCTTACTTAAAGCGGGGCGAAATTTAAATGTTGGTTTATTAAAAGCATCTTGGGCTGGTAATGTATAATATTCCTTTGTGAAATAATTCATCTTCTCACGTTCAGGTTTTGCTTCTATCTGCTTATTAGCAAACACACCAATTCCTGGAATACTTATTTCATAACCAGTTAATATAACTTCTTTTAAAACAGAATAATAAGCATCAAGAATAACGCTTACATCCTTTTTATATTTATGAGACTTTAATGCAACTAAACGTTCAAATTCACTTTTTGTTAAACTTTGCATTACTTTTCCTCTCATTCATTTTACACAATATATACCGTTGTTTCCCTAACTGGTATACTAAATTTAGAAAAAAGTAGCTCAACCCCTTGAAATTTCAACGTTTCATGAAATCACAAAACTGTCCTACGTTGTGCCATTAAAAATCTCCGATACTCTTTAATTGCAACGTCTTCACAGCTTTGACTACAATATTTTTTACCAACATTGTCTACATCATCTATACGAGCACCACAAATAGGACAAATATTACCTAGGCACACAACATTATGTTGGATATTATTATATATTTCTTTTCCAAAACATTCCCAAAGAGTTTTCTTTACACTATCTTTTCTTTCAGTATATAAGAAATAAACAAGAGTATCTACAATTGTTTCTTGTGAAAATGGTAATTCTAATAATTTCTTTTTTATTTGTTGATAAATGTAGCTATCATATTTCTTTATATTAAGATTATCTTTATCATCAATTACTCTATAGAATTTATATTTATGTGAATTTAAATAATCGTAAGTTTCAATAATACTTTTATATATATCTTGATAAGTATAATTTTTATCATGTAATAACATACGATAATCAAACTTATTTATTTTTTTATTAAACTTAATTCGAACATCAGGAATAATATCTTCTAAATAATTTACTGCCGTAGGTTTCCATTTAGTTATCTGATAATCATTCTTGTCTTTTGCATATTTAAAGAACTGTGGTAATAAATCTGTTGTATAACTTTTAATAATATCGTCTATATCTTTTGGACACTGTGATTTATATAATGTCTTAGCATAATCTATAACTTCATTATTACGTAAGCAAAGCCATTTAACAACTCTTACTTCCTTATCGGTAATATGTCCACTATTCCAAACCTTTGAAATATTATTACTAATAATTCCTATATTACCACCAGTATAAGCAAGTTCAAGACCATGGAATAATGTATTCGCATTTAGCTCTGATGGTTCAGCTTTGTGCATATTATAATACAAAGGAACAATATCTTGCATATTACGTTTTGCCAACCTAATAAGTTGTTTGTCTCTAACTACTAAAGATTTATCTCCATCACAGTCAAACATCAAATATTTACTAATCAAATCATGACAACTTGTATATATACACTTAGTATCAAACCATTTATTAATTAAATCATTTTGTACATTTTTACGTATTGCATGTTCCTTATATAAATGTGGCGAACGTAAACAATCTAATTCATCGCCATTTCTATATAAACTACAAGCCACCTCTCCATCAGCAAGTAATCCTTGTGGATTTTCTTCTCCTAAAAATAACCATTCACAAAATGCATAAAGGTCTGGCGCTAAGAAACAATATTTACCATCTATGGCCAGCTTCCCAGCTTTACCCCACTTTACAAGACTACGTTTAACATCTTTGATAATTTCTCGATTATATTTATCTCGCATTAACTCAGGATATAACATTAAACTTTTTTGCATATAACTTGCATCAAGATTATCTTCAACAGCACCAAGTAATCGCATAGTCGTTCTATAGTCTTGACCAATGTTTTCTATTTCTTCGACAGTCTTACGAGCCAATGAACGCATCTCTCTTGGCTTTGTATCTGTTAAAGTTTGTAACATCTGATAATTAATACGAGCATTAGGGATAATTTCTTCTTCTTGGTTTATACGTCCTGCTGTACAATGATATTGTTTATACCATTCCTTATATTGATTCCACGAATCATAATACTTATACATTTTAAATTGACTCGCAGTAAAGATATACTTTATATCTTCTTTAAAAATATCATGTACATCTCCATATATATCTTTAATAACACCACAATTACAATTAGGCAATAACGAATGTTCTTGTATAAACTTCCTAAAATCAAACTTTACTAATAATCCTTTTATCCATGGAAGTCGCACCATAGTTGTTGTATCATCTAACATAATACCACAACCATCCATATGTGGTACAAGCACGTCCATTTGTTGTCGTGTTATAGAATAATCTTTATCATCTATATAATCTACTTCACCATTTACAAATGTTTCAAAATCTTCTACTACTATCGCTCTATCTATATCAAAATCTTCCCATTCTTCTGTTGCTGAATTTGCCAAGGCATAATATGCCAGAAATTTATTTACATTTACTCCACCACGTTTATTTATTTCATCAACACTTAATCCACACATTAAAGTCTTTTCATATTGTTTTAATAATTTTTCTTTTACTACTACAAATTTTTTTGTTCTTATCTGTCCTGCACTTGCACTAAATAATACATATTTTTCATTATTATATATAAATCCATTCTTTATAATATCTTCTGCTACTTGAAAGAAATATACTTGAACAATCATTATATTATCAGTAAGCTCATCAGTTTTACATTTAAATGTTCTTGTTAAAAATGATTCAAATATAGATACTACATTTTTATCGTTAATACATTCTTCTCTTAATTCTCTAATTTGGTTATGTTCTATATTATATAATCTTGTTTGTTCAAATTGGTCATATAAGTTTTTCTTATAATACGAAATATATTTATCTACTCTATTTAATTGGTGTGCATATAATGAATCTCGTTCTTTTCTATTCTTAACTTTATTCCTTAAATAATATAATCTTAATAACTTTTGATGTATATTCATTTCTTGCTGGTTATAAAAGCAAGCCGTATCTAATGAATACACATGAATTTGCTTCTCTAAACCAAGCACTATCTTCCCCTTCTTCTAATTCTACTACAACATCTTCTATATCATCAATGTATTCACACCATTGTTCATATGCATTGCGTTGACAATTCGATTGAAAGGATGGAAATCTATTATAGCTCATTTCATTCCATCGGTATTGCATTACATTCAGCATCTCCTTTCTGTACGCTCCTTTATTCTACATGACGAATTATATCATAAAACAAAGGAAAAGTCAAGTATTATTTTTAATATACAAATTTTCACAAAATATCATATCAAAATTTGTGAAATAAAACAATTGACTTTCAGAATTTTTTTTGATATAATACCTAACGTAATCAAATAGACCGCATCGCTAATATTTTAGCTATAATGCGGCACTTCATACGAAAGGAGCTAATATATGAGCAACTATTTATATCAGCACTATAAAGGTAAATACAGAGTATTAGCCGATTATGATTGGGACACAAATGATTTCCCACGAAATGAACAAGGTAATATAGACGAAGATTTTAACGACTTCTATATTCCTGGCAAAAAGAATGTTCGAATTGTACATGCTAGCGGTAACGTGTTAGGATGTTATGTATTCAGTGCTACGCTTGGCAGAAATATATTAGCTAACATATATGAAATAGAACTTAATAAAACTGCACCAAGCAAAGCAGAAAAAATTGCAGAACTTCTTATCGACAATAATATAATAGAAGAATTCACACCATATGATGGCGAAATATTATTTACCTTTAAAACTAAACATCTTGATGATTGGGCAAATATATTTAAACTTAAAAAAAGTGGCGCAAATATTTCTCCACTCTCACCAAAAAATCTACCTAAATCAGATTATATCATCAATAATAAAGATGAAAAAGAATACAACAAACTTTTTGATGGATTAGAAAAAACACAAAAAATGCAAATAGCTAAACGTGCTACCGCCACAGTCACAAGTAAGTTCACTAAAAAACAAAAAGAAGAAATGCGTAAACTGTGCATGAAACCAAAACAGTATATACATTATATTGGTAAATGGGATAAGTTGTTGGACGAAATAAGAAAGGAAATAAAGAATGTCAAATAATGTGCCAATGGGTTGGTGGAATTTTCACAAATACATTTCTGACTCAAGACAGCAAAATGATTGGATAGACAATTTCTACAAACTTGGCTTTGATGGGCTTGCTGACAAAATTACATCATATGACCACGTACTTGAATTGCTTGGGTATATATTCAATGATACCGCAGATATAATAAATAGATGGGCTTACGAATGTAATTATGGCAGAGATAACAACGCAGTTATCACATATGATAACCAAGAATATAGAACTGAAGAAGATATATATGAACTTGTTTGTAAAGTATTTAACAAAGAAGTTGAATGGTCAGATGTAAATATCAAAAGGAGTTGATGACTTATAGCAGAAAGAAGAATGTTCGCCAAGTCGGTAACAGAGAGTGATGAATTTCTCGAACTCAGTAAAAATGCGCAATGTTTATATTATCATTTATGCATGTATGCTGATGACGATGGGTTTATTAACAATGTTAAATCTGTTCTCCGCATCGTAGGTTCAACCAAAGAAGACCTTGAAGAACTTAAGCGTACTAATTATATACATGAATTTGATAGCGGTATTATTTTGGTGATGCATTGGAAAGCTCATAACTACATACAAAAGGATAGATATAAACCGACTGTATATGTTGACGAGAAAAATAAGGTTGAAATTATATATGGTTCAGCTTATGTACTAAAATAAAAACAATGTATACATAGTATAGGTAAGATAAGATTAATATAGATTAATATAGATAAGATTAATATAGGTTAATATATGTGGCTCGGAGAGCCACCAATTATTACAGAAAGGACTTGCAGTTGAATGGGAAATAAAGTTTTAGTAGATAATGTAAATCATCCTGCTCATTATAATACAGGAAATATTGAAGTTATTAATTACATTAAGGATAAATTATCTTATGATGAATTTACAGGATATCTTACAGGTAATATATTAAAATATACATCTCGATATAAACATAAAAATGGAATTGAAGATTTAAAGAAAGCACAGTGGTATCTTAATTATCTTATCAATTATATGGTTGATGCTGAAGAAATAAAAGATTGTTAAATATATAACTATTATTGACTTTGTTAATATAATATGATATAATCATATATATTGAAATCAAAAGAAAGGTAGTCATTATGGTCGAGTATGTAAAAATTGAAACACCTTATATAAGGTCAGAAGATGGCAATAAGAAACTTATTGAAGGTCAATTTAGAAATGAAACAGTCAGATACCTTAAAGATGCTATATGGGAATTTACTGAGAAAGTAGATGGTACTAATATATCTATTGTTTGGGATGGACACAAAGTAGAATTCCATGGTAGAACAGAAAGAGCGCAGATTCCATCACATCTCGTTAATAAACTTAATGAACTCTTTGGTGGAGAAACAAACGAAGAAATGTTTGAACAAATCTTTGGAGAAACCCCAATGATTCTTTATGGTGAAGGATATGGTTATAAGATTCAAAAAGGTGGAGATTATAGAGATGATGTATCGTTCATTCTTTTTGATGTATATCAACCAACTAATAATGTTTGGCTTAAACGTGATGATGTAGAAGATATTGCTAAGAAGTTTGGTATAGAAGTTGTACCTATGGTGTTTAGAGATACTATTGAAGGTGCTGTTAGATTTGTTAAAACTAAACCAAATTCTATTATAGCGAAAAATGGTGCTAAAATGGAAGGACTTGTTGGTAGACCTATTGTAGAACTTAAAGACCGTCTTGGTAAAAGAGTAATTATTAAAGTAAAAGTTCGTGATTTTGAATAAGGAGATAATATGGGGACAGTAATAATTACACCAGAAACAACAAAAAATCCAATTACACATATGGGATTCTGTGCAGGAGTATGTTGGGGCGCAGATGTATCTGATGAAAAGAAAAATTATGAACGTGGACTTCAATGTATAAAAGATGGTCATGGTCGTGTTATGGAATATGCAAATGTTGAAATCATATTGAAAGATTTTTCAGCAAGAGTTATAAGAGAATGGTATACCCATATTGGTGGTGCGCCAAGCAGACTTCAAGAATCAACAAGATATGTAGATTGTGCTAATTTTAATTATGTAGTACCACCAACTATTCATAGTAATGCGGTAGCTTGCAGAACATATATGGACGTTATGAGAAATATATGTGATGGATATAAAAGACTTGAAGAACTTGGAGTACCAAAAGAAGATGCCGCTATGGTACTTCCACTTGGTATGACAACAATAATAATTGATAAAAGAAATGCACGTAGTCTTATGGATATGTCAAGGCAAAGAATGTGCGGTAGAACTTATTTAGAATTTCGTATACTCTTTGAACAAATTTGTATAGCTCTGTGTGAATATTCAAAAGAATGGGAAACATTAATTGATATGTGTTATCATCCTAAGTGTGAAGAATATGGTTATTGTCCAGAGTCGAAATCATGTGGACGTATGCCAAAAAGAACTTGATTTTTAGTTGATTTTATGATATAATACGTAAAGATGTTAAGGAGTAAAATATGGCTATATTAGTTTTAATTATTGGGATAATTGTATTAATAGTTTGTTTGCCGCATATATTTACTACTTATACAGACATGGAATATGTAAAACATCTTGAAGATATGGGAGTATTTGTGGATGAGAACGGAAAACAAATTTAAAGAAGATATGCCTAAAGTTTATATAGCTGGCCCAATTACCAATGACCCCGACTATAAAATAAAATTTGACACAATAGCCAACTATTTAACTGAAGTAGGTTACAAAGTATTTAATCCAACTACATCGCCATTAGGATTAACATATAGAGAATACATTGATTTGGGATTACAAATGTTAATGAATTGCGATTGGATGTGTATACTTCCATATGAAGAAAATAGCAGTTCAGGTGTAATGTTAGAAAAACATTATGCTGAATTGGTAGGAATGCCTATTATAGAATTGAGGGAATGTATATGGAAGCATATCAAGTTAGATACATAGATGAATATAATAAGCTTTGTGATAAATACGGTAAATTTTTGAGATTGCTTAGAAAAGCAGATATGGGTCAATTAGATTTTGAACTTAATTGTCCAATAGAACTTCTTAAAGAACAAGCTGATGTTATGAAAAGATATATTGACATCTTAGTTCGTAGAGCCGATTATGAAAAGGTTGAATTAACAAAATATAATTTCAACATAATGCATGGAGATGAATATGGAGTATATTGATATTTGTGGTAATGAGAAAATGATTAAGACAGCAGTTGAAGCAGTTGTAAATCATTATAATGAAACTACAGAATTAAATGGTGGATTTACATATATAAATAAAGATGATGTATGTGTGGTGTGGTTTTGTAAAACATTACAGAATTATAAAGTTATTTTAGCAACGCCATTACTTGATTCTTATTTCTATGAGTTTTCATATAATGGCGATAAGAAAGAAGCATATCTTGATGTATATGATAAGATAAATAAGACGGTGATAAATTATGAATAATACAATAGATTATGAAGATATTATTATTGGCATTCCGACTAATGCTAAAAA